ACTATTAGTAGATATGGCAGTAGTCCCAAAATATCCATTACCAAAATTCCATTCCATAGTACAATATCTACTTGAATTTTTAGCTTCGTGAACCCAATATGGAACATAAAAATATCCATCATTAGCAGAGCTTGCTCCTGTAATAGTGTTTCCTATTTGAGAACCATTAACAAAATATTTTACTTCTCCAGCTGTTACATCATGAGACATACCTATAATATCTCCACTTGAAAGAGTACTTCCAACAGAACCACTTTGTTCATTAGTTCCATACTTTTTAAAGTATGTTGTATTTTCTCCAAAATAATAATTAATTGTATTACTTCCCATACCTTGACCAGTTTCTGTAGAATCAGTACCATAAGAAGGAATATGACCTGTATTTGTTCTTAACAAAGATACCGAATGTCCTGAACCAGTTGAAAAAGATGATACTTTAGTTTCCCAATAAAATTTTCCTTCTGCATAAGCTAGATTGGAAAAATAGTGAGGATTGTAATTAGAAGTTGCACCATTTGCATTTACTGATTTTAAAGCTCCACATGAAAGATTTAACCAGTTTCCAGCATTTCTATTTATTGTATTAAGTATATTACTTGGACAATCGTGTGAAAAAGAAAGTGTACCACCACCAACCGTAAAATTATTAGAGTTAGCTGATGAATCTGTTACTGTATTTCCATCTACTAAAATTGAATAACCATTTGTACCAGGTGTAAAACTAGGACTTGTATTAATATTCCATTCTCCTGTAACAGTATCTGTAGAACCAAATACTGTTGGTGCTAAAGCTGAACCATCGCAAAAATGAACATGGCTCATTAATCCATTAAAATAACCTGAACCAGATGGGTGTCTGCCGATAGTTGGATTCCAGCTACTATTTCCACCTACATAACTACCAGAAGTAGCTGAAGAATTAGTATTAGTTTGAAAAACTGTTTCTCTTACACCATTGATATATAATTTATATTTATCTTCTGCTGTACTGTCAGCTAAATTAATAGCCAGCTGTATATGATACCAACCCATTGTATCTCTAAATTTTCTAGTTGTTTTTTTATTTAAAATTGTAGAGTTACTTACATCAGCTTGAATTTTTAAACAGCTATCACTTTCTAATGTAAGTCTTAAAAAATTACTATTATCGTAATAATGAATCCACAAATGTTGAGCAGAAGTAGGATCACAAATTTTTACCCACATAGAAAGTGTAGATGCTGTTGTGCTTCCTGTTCCTGAGTTTGTTCTTGTTAAATATGTACTAGCCATTAGTTAAATTGTCCTCCACCTGATGCACCAAATGATGATTGTAATGTAAATGTTCTATCACTTGTTTGTCCTTGTGCATCTGTTGCTCTAATTGTAAAAGTATATAATGTTGGAGTAGTACTACTACCACCAAAGTCAGTTGTAGAAATTACACCAGCACTGGTCAACGCACAGTTGGCTTGAGAAGCATTAGTTAAAACTAAAGGAGAAGATACTTCTGTAAAAGTAACTGTATCTCCTGTTGCTGCTAATGTTGTTATTGTTCCTGAAAAATTACCAGCTTTTGATCCAAGAGAACCAGCTGCTGTTGTCCAAGCAGGTGCATCACTTACATTTAATGCACTAGCTCCAGATATAACTGCGTTACCATCTGGATTTTCTACTCTAATTCTGTAATTTGCTGAATCAACAGTTAATGTAAAGTTTGCTGTTATTGATGTAGCTGATGTAAAAGTTACTGTACTTGCTTCATACCATATTCCTGTTGAAGTATTAATTGCGTGTACTCTAGGTATTGCTTGGAAATTTGTTCCTGCAATAACTACATTAGAAGGATCATTAGTAATAACACTTGGAGTTAAACTTCCTATAGTAGGTTTAGTTTCACCTACTGTAACAGATCCACCTAAAGCTACTGCTGATCCATTAATTGTAATTGAGCTATTAGCTAATTTATTATTTGCTATTGAACCTGCTAAATGAACATTGTCTACTGAACCATCAGTTATATGTTCAGAATTAATTGCATCATCAGCTAATTTAGTACCATCTATAACATCAGCTGCTAGTTTAGCTGTTGTAATTGAACCATCTGCAATTCGTGCTATGTTTAATGTACCTGCATCTATATTAGCTGCATTAACTGAAGCAACATTAAATGTACCGTAAGCAACTATATCTACTACATCGTTATTTGATAAAGCACTAGCAAATACTACTGAAGTACCTGAAGTAATTGTAATATCAGCTGCTGACATACGAATACCATTAAGGTAAACATCAGCGTAGCCTGCATCATATGCAAGTGTATTTCCGTTATTATCAGCACCTGTAACTGTAGTAGGTGTTCCTGAAATTGTATAAGTATATCTTTGAGATGTTCCATTTACTGTAGAACCTGCTGCTGCCCATCCAGAAGATTTGTAAACTTTTAATTCGTTAGCTGTCGTATCGAAATAAAGGTCACCCACATTTAGTGAGGATGTCGGAGCCGAACTTGCAATTCTATAAACATCAGAAAAATTTTGTACTGCTGCTAAATTGTTATTAACATTTGTAACTGCTGCATGAGCAGCTGCTAAACTACTTAAACCACTTATTCCTGCAAGTGTTGCCATATTTGTTACATTTGTAGATGTACCAAGAGTGGCCATATTAGTTACATTAGCTGAAGTACCTAAATGTCCCATTGCAGTAACATTGGCACTTGTTCCTAAATGTCCCATTGCTGTTACATTTGCCGAAGTACCAAGGTGTCCCATAGCAGTTACATTTGCTGAGGTACCTAATAAATCCATATCTGTAATTACTGCTCCAGCACTTAAAGCTGTAATTTCACTATTTAATCCTGCTAATGTATTTACATTTGTAATACTATTTCCTACTGCATTAACATTAACTATAGCTCCAGCTACTACATCTATTTCAGAAGTAGTTTCATTTAAATCATCAGCTACTGTTTCAATTTCAGAAACTGTTTCTGCTAAATCATTTGCAACAGCTACTACTTTAGTTATATCTGCTGCTACCGCATTTACTGATGTGATGTTTGAAGCAACTGTATTAATATTAGTTACAGCTCCAGCTACTGTTGTTACATTTGATGCAATTCCAGAAACAGTAGTTACATGAGATGCAATACCTGCAATTGTTGTAATATCAGTTATATCTTGAGCAAACTCTAATCCGTTACCAGAACTATTTACGGATAATACTTTGTTTGCTGCAAGGTTAGGAAAAGTAATATCAAATGTAT